ATTACATGATTATATGCAAGGTCACATTGCTCGATATAGAGCCTCTGAGCGGCGCTTGCGGTTGTTCTTGTGAAGTTCTTCCACTCGCCCATGGTTGCAAGCATATTCCGTTCCATGAGCCTTATCATAGTTGGGGACTGTTCGAGCGGTATAGGACTTAATCCTGCCGCCTTGTAAATCTTATCATCATAATTCATTGCAGTGATTCCGGCATCTTCAAACGCTTCAAGAAGTTCCTGCTGTTCGCGTTTGGTGTATCTGGATAGTTCTGCCAGAATATCCTCTAACAGTTCACCAGATTCCTGTAGCGTTCTGATTCTCCATGCATCGGCATTGGTCAGAATATAATCCTCACCTCTACCAATTCTTGCCATCATTCTTGACACAATCTCAGAGATGATATACTGATGCAGTTCTTCGGCAATCTTTTCACTACCCTCTGTTATCCGGCGTAAATATTCTGGGCTAAGTATAATATATCACCTCTTTCGATAAAAGTCGTGGTACATGTTTTAGTTTTTTGATGGTTAACTAAAGCCCTCTTTAGTTAATTAGTTTCCGCTTTCGGTTCCTTCCTTATTAACATCCATCAGCTCATTATACTGTTCTTCAGTAATCCTGCCAGTTGCAAAGAAAATATCAATTTTATTCTTCAAATCGTCTGTAAGTCCATTTCTTTCTTTAAGTTTTAATAATGTTCTGTATAACATAATCATACCTCCAATTCTGTTAATGCTACTGCATATTCACTGTTGACATAGGCTTCTGCTATCTGTATGTCCATGTCGTAGATGTAGTCACGGTTATCGTTAAGTTGCTTTTTGACATAGTTCCACCCATTTGCCATGCTTATTGGATAGTTAAATGCTGTATATCCGTCAAGCTGTTCGCTATTAACGCTGATGTTTGTAGTTGGATAATATGTTGTAAGTGCTTTAAATGCGGTAATTTCTTCTGTGGTAAGGTCAATTTCTTGTGATTCTGCTAACAACCATTCGGTTTTATCTACAATAGATTGTGTATTATCTAACTTAGAAGAATCAACCATCCTCACCAATTTTTCACGCTCCACATCCACATAATCCGCAATATACTGCTGCCCATCAATTGTGACGTTACCACCTGCTGATACAGGGATTGCATTCAATGTGTATGGAAGGGTGACGGTCTGTTTGTGGTAGGGTTCGAAATCATCGTAGGTGGCATCTGGGTATAGGGAAGCATCTACGATCATTGGTTTGAAAAGAAGATTGTTACAATTAATTCCAGTATTTATTCTAATTCTTATGAAAAAATTTTTATCAGCTTTTATATTTTTACCATCACCTGTATCATATCCATAAATCAAATTATTAGTTCTTGCTTGTAATTCGTAAGACGCATCATGAGGCTCCCCCAACTGGACACCCTACAAGTCTAAATGAACTACAAGACACGTCCTGTGCAATATCAAATGTTGTTATCGTTGTAGCGGTCCCATTCAACGTATACGTTCCATCTCCATTTGCAGTACAAGTAACACCATTCACTGCAGTAGTCTGCAAAGTAGCATTTAGCAAATTCTTCCCACACACCTTCATAGTCGGATTCACAACGCTCTTAATCTCAACTGGATTCTCTGGCGTTGGCGTTCCATCCTGTGATGATTTGCCATATATCATCATATCTTGAATCTTGCCATTGTCAGAATCAGTGATATGAGCTTCACCCTGATTCGATGCATAGAACTTTGTAATTTTGTTGGATATATCTTCCTTTAGTGAACCAGTTTCTGCATTTACTTCTTTGAATCTGTCGCCTACGACTTTGGAGTCGGCAAATGCTCCCTGTATGGACAATGTTTCATCAGACACGGGCGTTTCGATAACATTTCTATAAGGCAACTGTCTCTTCTTTCCGTCTGCTGTGATTATTCCCTTGAACGTATCTGCCATCTTTTTACTCCTCTCCGAATAAAGTTGGTTCGTCTGGCTGAGCTTCTTCAACCATTGCTTTAGCTTCTTCCTCAGTCATTCCCTCGAATTTTACAAAATACAACCATGCCGGAACCTTGCCAGTGGTCACATACTGCCACCATCTTGCACGGTCATTTTCACGCACATACAGAATGTCTCCGAAATCATAATTGACTTCATAAGCCCCAACCGGTGCAAGTCCGTACAGGTCAGCGTAAACGTTCAATGCGTAAATAACTTCATCCAGACAGGATTCCAGTTTATCTCGAACGTCTTTGACGAACTGCACTGTCCTCTGCTGTTCTGCTTCTACTCCTGTAGCCGTCTGTATGCCGCTAGATTCGTTAAAAACAAAGTATCCGTTAGAAAATCCGATCTTATATCCCAACTGGCTTAAAAGGGCATTTATGCCACTTATACGGGTATCTGTGTTGAGAATTGGATTAATTTCCTGATAGAACTCTTTCTCATCTTGCCCGAATACGTTTTTCACATAATCTGGCAAACTCATTTCTGAGCATCTGCGTTCCATTGCCTGTGGCGTCATAGCGGAAACAGGCGAGCCGCTTGGCATCAGCAGTCGGTCATCTGCTAGAACAGTCCGCTTAGAATCAAGAATTTCTTTTGCGTTCCTGCTATATGCAATGTCCAAATCCTTTAATTCCTCAATGGCTTCGGCGAATATTGGCAAACCCAATGGTGCGTTAATATCCACGTTATTCGCCTGTGGCGTCCGTAGAATTCCATACAACGGTCCGTCCAGCTTCTCGCCGTTTGCCTTGAGTATCGGTGGTGTATCTGCCATTAGGTCAGCCCATTTGGTTTGTTTGAGGTCAATCTTGTCTCCGATGCTCTGAGGAGATTTTGATACATAGGCTCTGTTAGAAACATAATACGGATAAGTTGTCACGCCATTCACGGTAGTCTCAACAAATCTATGATATTCAAGCCGTGTATAATATTTCCGTCCAACCGTATAAGAATCCTTGAATATAATCCCCTTGATTTCCTGATTGTCATAATTCACAATCATCACGTCCGCCGGAGTGAATACGTCAAGGCTCTCACCGTTCGGTTTGATAAAAACCGTTCCATAAGCACATCCATATTCCACCCAGTGCCGTATCTGGAAATATACTTTATCTATCTGTCCCTGTAACCATGTTGCCCTTGCAGAACCATCTATCTGAATGCCGATCGCCAGTGTTGCGAGCCGAGCGGTCTCTGAGCAGACAGATTTAGCAAAATTAATCGTCTTGATGTTATTCTTATCATCTAACCAGTATGGAACGCCTCGATATATGTTTGCACATTTATTAATCAGTGATTCCATCTCCGGGAATTCTGCCGCCTGGATATTAAAGTCCTCTTCGGCTTGTTTTTTGAATATCATGTTAAACCACCTTTTTAGCGTTGTTATAAGTCCCATTTAGTCACCTGCTGCTATCTTCTTTCCGCACATCGGACAATAATTAAGGTCAAACGGTCTGGAAGTAATGCTTCCTTTTCAGTCTTTCATGTACATGTACAACATGCAGCCGTATATATATTTGTTCTTCTTGCGTTCTGGATTATCATGGCATTCTTTCCAAGAAGCTAATTCGTCACAAAATTTACACATTATGCACTGCTCCCCCTTCTTCTCCATAATGATTCTGTTGCATACCTACTTGCATCAATCAAATGGTTATCTTTGTCTGGATAACCACTAATGATATTTCCTTCCTTATCTCTTTCGTATTCATAATTAGAAAACTCTTTATAAGCGTTAGGCGTTCTCTTAGGGTCGATAACAATAGTTCTTGTTTGAAGCCATTTCATAGAATATGCTACACTTCCAGGTCCTTTTATTGCACCCACTGCTGGGAGTCCAAAATCTCTATAATCATTGATTGATTTAGGTTCGGCTGAATCGCAAGTAATAGTATAATCATTATATTTTCTTTTTAAAATCTCGTCCGCTGATTCTCTATTGCTCCATTTGTCTTCGTAAATTTCATCGATGAAATATATCTTTTCAGTGTTATGATTGTAATACAAACGAATAAAAGCATACGAATCAGGAAAAAATCCCCAGTCGCACCCCTGAAATATTTTGTCCATGTGGCTGATCTCTTCGTCTGTAATATCTCTAATCTCCAGATATTCAAATACGTTTCCGCCATTTCCATTCGCAATTCCCATATACTCATGCTCATAAGCGTTTGGATTGACTTCTTTCAGATGCTCTGCTTCGTCAATGAATGGCTGCCCCAGCCATTTTTTTGGCACGTCCAAGTAAGTTGATGAATGAACTATTCTGTTTTCTTTCGGTTCAAGAACATACTTATTAGCCCAGTTATTCATTGTTTTTGGTGGATTGAAGCTTTTAAATATCCATGCAAGGTTTCCACCACGGATGGCGGACTGTTCAATCTTACGAATCTCCTCAGGTCCCGCGAATTGGTCCAACTCCTCAAACCAGAGAATACCAATATATCCGAATTCAGGGTTAATGGATTTAATCTTATCAGGGTCATCAGCACCACGGAAATATATCTTTTGTCCGGTTGATTTCAGTGTAATCTCCATAGGTGATAACTTAGAATCAAATTCTTCTGTAAATTCCTGTTTTCCAATGGCCCATTTGATTTTGTTGTATACAGAATCCTTAATGGTGTTCCCGACCTTACGGCAAACCACAGCATGGATGTCATGATTGTTCTTCATCAACTCTACTATAGTCATTCCAACAGTGGTTGATTTCGTGGAGCCACGTCCGCCTTTAAATACATACTCCAGATGTTCCTTATCTCGAATATCTCTAATAGTTCGGTGAAAGCAATCAGGAATATTATACAGATCCATGTGATACGGCTTCGCATTTCTAGCAGCTTCCTCTGCTGCTTTCTTTTCTTCCTGCTCTTGCTTAATCTTTAATGTTTTCTCCAGATCATTCATAGATTTCAGCTGATCGGAGAAGTCCGGGGCAAAACCGAACGAATCTTTTAGCTCACCTCTTGCAATCATGGAACGGCGCTGTTGGATTTCTGCCAGAGACATGATGTCAGTTCCATTTTGTTTCTCGATGAGAGACTGTTTTTCGGCTATATAAGATAAAACCTTATCATTTCTTATCAATCTATAGCCTTCCACTTCATAATTTTTATATCCAGATTTCCTTGCGGCATCAGATGCATTTCCGCCATTTTTTATATATTCTTTTACAAACGCTTCCTGTTTAGGCGTTAAGTTCATCTAATCACCTCTGTCTATCCTCATTTTCTGACTGCCTCCCATATTTCTTTTAGGCACATAACCACATCATACTGGGATGCAGTTCGTAATATTTCATAATCGCAATCTTTCCATTCGCCACGTTTTGTTGGTCTAAACACTGGTGTTGATATGATCGTTACTGTAATTAATCGTTCCTGTTCGCGGCTATAGAATTGTGATGTTCCGATTTTTATGACTAATCCGGTGGATAATATAGCTTTTTGAAGTTTTCTTGTAACTGCTTTTAAGTTCGCCATATCATCACCTCATTTCTGGCTATAAAATCCCATAATACTACTTCTGAGTATATTCTATCACAGGTCAGTAGAAAAGTTGTGGTACATGTTTGAGAAATTTTGCGTTAAAAAAGAGCCGGTAAATACCGACTCTCTAATTTTATTCATTGCTTTGTAATTTTCTGATCGTCTCGCCCCGATCTCCCGGACACCCCATGAAACACTCCGGGCAATGTTCGTAAAATACGCATCTGATGCAGTCATGTGGACTGATTGAGCTGCAATATTGATGTAGTACTGTGAATGCTGATATAGCGAGTTGCGGGGTTATGTCTGGTGTGGGTTTGTTATTCATTTCTTCATCTCCTCCAACTTATTCACAGCTTCTTCACGGGTGAGGAACCATGTTTTCCCGTATTCTACGTCAACACAAATAACGTTCGGGGCATGAATACTGTCTTTATCACACTGTACGAACCAACCACTTTGTGAAAATACAATGCTGTAAACTTTTTGATGATACACTCTGTTATTTGCTTTATATCCATTCAGAACATTTAAATCGTAATTCGCTTTGCTCGGAATCTTATAAATATCATCACCGATTTTAACCGGCAATCTCACAAGCAAGCCATGTTCTTCTAAGTCTTCATAAGTGGCAAGCTTTTTAATCATATTTTCTACTGTTTTGCAATTTCCTGCGCCCTGTGAGCAGCTATCGCAATATTCACCACACTCAAGCTCTCGTTTTTCGTTATATGTGATACTACCATCTTCCCATTTTGTTAATCTCTCCATCTACTTCACCTCTTAAAAAGATATATCTTCTAAATGCTCATAAATTTTATGTGGAATAAAACAAATTGCCATAAGTACAAATCTTAATATTACTATTGGAATCTCTGCCAGCATACACAATATACACCAAATACATGCCAGCTTATTTCTTCTCCACCATTCCACTGGTTTTCTTGAAACATTTCCGTCCGTATCGCTTAATGCTTCAAAGGCAATTTTGCTAATTTTTATCATCTACTTCACCTCTTCCATCTGACTTTCTACATTATCTGCAAGTAACTTCAAGGACTCAATAAATGAGTCTGTCAATGCTGTTCTGTCTGGGTTTTTAGCAAATGCTCTGACAAGGTTTATAGCATCTTTGATCTTCTTCTCATCTTCAATTACGTCTGATGCTTCTACTAATTCATATCCCAGTGTAAGGCTGGCATTTCTTGTTAGCTCTTTATTGCTATAGAACTTTAATATATCCGGGATCTGCTGTTCTTCAAAGGGATATGGATACGCTTCTTTTCCACCGTACCATCTATATCCTTGTTTCTTTGCTGCTTTCAGAATATTTTCATACTCTTCATGTGTTATGACTAATACGCATTTATTCGCTAGATCAATCATCTACTTCTCCTCTCCTTTTTCAATCCATCTCCACCATAGGACCACGTATACTGTTCTTTTGAAAAATAAACCGCAACGCTCTTTATGAATCGAATCAAAATTCTCTCGTCCAATCTCCATTGCTCTTTTCCGTGCCTGATCTAATGTTTTGCACGGCTCTTGACACAAAAACCACATGATTACTTCACCTCTTTCGTAATTGCATCAATACAAGCGTTCCAGCCAACAGCAATAATATCTTTTTGTGATTCTACATTGTCAATGGGAGCAATATATTCTTTCCGCTCCGGCAATGGTTTCAATGGGCACCAACCGGGGATTACATCATTGTTTGGAACTCTCCTACAATGTATTGCTCTGCACCAGAAAGTACTTATAAATTTACATTTTCCACAGTTTTCTGGTGTATCAATCACTAATACTGATTTACTCATTTTCTTCCTCTTTATCTTTCTCTGGCAAGTCCATAAGCGGACACCAATCAGGTCTAATACTCAAATCTGTAATATCTCTATTGTTTACTCTACAGAACGGGTGAAGCACTCCGCTGCGTAAAACGCATAAAGCACAATATTTTGGCGTATTTATCACTAATACTGATTTACTCATTTGTGTTCCTCCATTTCTAAATCAAATAATGTTAATTGTGATCTGAACTCGTTCAACCGTTTTTGGGCTGAATCGTAATAATCTTTATTGATTTCATAGCCGACATATTCCAGACCGTATTCCTCATATGCAATCAGTGAGCTTGCACTCCCCACATGCGTATCAAGCACCATCATTCCTTTCTGCAGATATTTCTGGCAAATCCACCTGTATAGATTTACTGGCTTCTGTGTTGGATGAATTCTCTTTTCATTTAATTTCTTATTTCCTTGTTGAACAGTTCCTTCAGCAATTGATTTCCCCTGAAACATTCCTCTCCACATGTATCTGAATATATCTACTCTTCTTGTTAGGCTGTTGAACGCAATTTCTGCATCAGACTGGTCGGAACCATCATTGCATTTATCCCATATAATCATCCCGCCAGCCATTGGATAATCAAAATAATTTGCTCCCCATATAATTTGATTTTTAGAAACTCTGAACAATTGTTTAAAATATTCAAGTTCAGGAGGCGAATTGTCCCATCCGAAATTTTTATATCCTCCGTCTGGAACGTATATAGAACTTCCATTTTTCTGCTTTACATATTTACTTCGATTCTTTCCTCCATGCTCTTTTATTCCATATGGAGGGTCTACAACTGCCACATCGAAGTAATTATCTGGAAAGTCTGGGAGAAAATTCATGCAGTCACCGCAAATAAATTCTCTTTGCATCAGTGTTCCTCCTGTAATAATTCTGGATTGTCGAAAATGTTTCCAACTACTTCCATTTCGCATCTTTCGATATAATATTCTGTCAATGGCATTGGCCAGCAGAATGGTTCGCATCTGCTGATTGCATCTGTCGAAACAACCTCATAATGCCATCCGACAACTTTGTCTACTATGGAGCCGGTTTCAATATTTCTTACACCAAATTCTCCAAATAGCACTTTTACAAGGTCTTTTGGGTTTCCATGGCACATCAAAATGTCATTTTTCCAAATCTTCTTCCCGTTCTTGTCGCAAAGTCCTGTGAACCGGCAGAGGGTTTCTGAGCTAACTTTAAACCATCTAATTACAGGAGGGCAAAAAATCTCAAATATACTGGATACATCAATGCCGATAAATGTTTCACCCCTGCATTCCGTGTAATATCCTTCTATCCATTCGCCGTTATCTTTCCACTTTGCCTTGAAAAGGTTTTCTCTCATTCAACTCCACCGCCTTTCACAATTTCATCAATTGTTGTATCCCCTTCTATGCAATATTTTTCAAATAAATAATTCTCTAATTGCTCTACAATTTCATTTACGTCAAAAGCCGTTGGCTGTTCGTCAATTTTTTCAAGAATCTCTAAATCGTCAGAATATGCACAATGTATCACATGTTTTAATTTATCTGCATCTATTAATCTGCCCATTTAATTCCTCCACCTTTCACGATTTCAATTGCTTTATCAATTGTATTTGCAATATTTTCGTAAGCACAATCTTTATCTGCATCGCTTGTATTTGCAATTGTTAAGAAGTATCTCATTTTTAATTCTTTTAACTGCTCAATAACCTTGTCCACATCAAAAACTGTCGGCTGTTCGTCAATAACTGCGCCTATTGCAAAATCCATATCCGAATTTCCAAGAGAGTCAATTATTTTGTCTGCATCAATTAACCGCATTTATTCATCCTCCCACACTCCCAACAACCGCATTCTCTCATACAGTACAGCGACGGTCTTGCGCCTGTATCCATAAAAGTCTTTTGGGTTCATCGGGATATATCTTTCTTTGCTGATTTTCCTGTAACTTTTCCGGTGTAGGATATTCTCAATTACCATATCCGCTATCACCGTGTTTTTAGGGCAAGCTGACAAGGCAGCACTGGAAAGCAGATATCCGTACTCTGCCGGGAAGTCTTTCAGCATCGTGTTCAGTTTTTCTATGTCCTCTGCCGGAATACCGTAGTCTTTCAGCTTTTTGTTCCTTGTCAGCATACCGTTCTCCTTTCTATTCGTCTGGGTGGTGCTTGTCGTACATGATTGCTACGCATATAAGACCAGCCACTCCGAATATGATTCCAAGCGTAAGTCCTAATAAGAACGTAATCATATAATCACCTCACTGTCCTCTGGCATCTGGTAATCAATATGTCCATTTACATAAGCTTCCTGAATCATATCCAGTACTTTCATGGCTTTTGCTTTGGTGGAATATTCAGCCATATTGCAGCAACTGCCTTGGCTTCCGATATATATTGCTACTGCTCCGTTAATATTTCGAATTGTTGCAATATTGAAAACATTATCAAGGTTTACTATTGCTGCTTTGTTCTGACTTCTGATTAACATTTTGCGTCCTCACTTTCTCATATAATTCAAAATATTCTTCAAATGTTTCTGGCAGTTTGATACAATCTGGCTCATAAGGTTTTGGATATACAGTATATCCGCACTTCGGGCATTTGATTTCCGGCGGATAGTATTCAACCCATTCCATGCTTCCGCCACATTTCCTACAACGAATGTATCTCTCTACTTTCTTTGGTTTCGTTTTGAAGAATGAAGTGTAATTATTTTTTTTCATTTCTACCCTCACTTTCCCCGTTTTCGTATTATAACCCGGCTTTTTCCAACAATTTACCTATATCGGAAATTTTCGTCTTCTGGTTGTACTCGAAAGAAATTTCGCCGTTTTTGTCGTTCTTGAACATTATCCTGCTTGTTACCGTGCAAGTATTACCAAAAAATTCTATACTTCGAAATCTGGTTGAATAGCTTGTGTATTTTGAAAATGCCTTCAAAACTTTCTGATACGTTTTATACTGCACACCTTCAAGAATTTCGTACCCCAGTTTTTCCTTGTTAATGACCGAAAAAGTTTCGTTATAATAATTGCACAACTTTTTAGAGCCTATTTCCCGGATAACGACGCAATCACTTTTTACCTCATGCACGAAACCGACCATAAATTCATTCGGGAAAATAGTAGTATTCGCCATAACTAGATCACCGGCTTTTAATTCATGCGTGTTAAATATAAACGGTCGAATATAATCTTCTTTCTTTGCCGTACAAGAAGTCAGTCCCGGTATGATCCTTGAAATAATAATCATCAAAATGCGTTCTTTATCTCTCATTTTTCTTATTCCCTTTCCACATGTAAACAACTGACACGCTATTGTGCAGTTAGTACATGATTTTATACTCCCATCTTCTTAACCAGATTCTTATTCATCTCGTCAAATCTTACATCTGTGTTCTCTTCAATGTCCTGTATCATGTTCAGAACGCTCATTTCACCTATATTTGCCATTTCAACGTATTCATTGGCAGTTCTTATCACATCAAGCAATCGCTTCGTGGAAAAGCCATATAAGCGTCTCAGAGCCATCATTGTAGTGACAGTGTTGATCGTGTTACTCCAATCTTCACCAACAGTGAATCCATCCTCGTAGGCTTGCTGCTCTACGTCTTTTATCTGTCTATAACAGATCTGCATAGCCCGTACAAACGCATAAGCCGCCTGATTAGAAGTCTGAACAGAAAATCTGGTCTTTTTCTTGACTTTTAACTTGCTACTCATTTTTCCTTCACCTTTCTGAACTTGTATCCTGTCACTCGGTACGCTCGTGGCGTGCCGGGGTTGTCTGTCGCAAGTAAGCCACTTTCCAGTAATTCGCCGAAATGATTCTGCACGGTATGGTTAGATATTCTCAGACCTGCTGCGATTTCTGGAATACTTGGCGGATAATCATGTTCTTTCAGATATCTTATGATGTACAGATATATGTCTTTCTTTGTCTGGATACCCTCATAATACTTTCTTGCTGTGTTATATGGCATTTCTATCACCTCATTCATACTTTGCATTTTCCCTTTGACACATCTGCAGCCCATTTGTAAAAGGCCAAAGACAGATACCTTGCCAAAGTGTCTGGATAGATTTCATATAAATCCTCGATTTTTTTATGTAATGCATCAAAATATTCATCATCATTTTTTACATCGTAAAATTCTTTTATTGTCTTCCAAAACTCTGGACTACTGCATTGCCTTTAACTCATCTTTAATTCTTGTAATTATCTGCTTAACCATCTTCTCTCCTCTATCCCATTATGCTCGCAAGGAACTGTCTCTGTTCTCCTGCTGCTTTTTTCTTTCGAATGCCTTCCTCCGGCATCTGTAACTCTACACAGGTCTTGATGATCCGGTCTCTGGTCCTGGTGTCCACATTCAGATTATCGGTGCTCATGTTGGAAGTGTAAATTGTAATGTTTCCGTCCTCCATACGCTTGTTGATCAGACGGAACATTTCCTGCCGCTGCCATTCCTTGTCTGCCTGTGCGCCGATATCATCCAGAACAAGAAGTTTGCAATCCCGGTATACCTGACTGGGATCCTCTTCTCCGCGATCGCGCTTGTAGCTGTCACCAACAGCACTTATGTAGTCAGGTGCAGTCACGAAACGCATTTGCAGATCGTATTTCATCATCACCGATTTCGCCAGGCAGCACGCCAAGAAGGTTTTTCCACTTCCCGGTGTCTTGCTCCACAGATACAGTCCCTTTCCTGCCATTTCCCACTTCTGGAAATGGTTCAGAAAGGTGGTGCACAAGTCTCTCAATTTGCTCATGTCTCTTTGATAAATATCAAAATCGAACTTGCCAAGATCTGCATCATGGTACTCTTTTGGTACTCCGGTACGGTCCTGTGCTCTATAACCACCTTTGCACTTTGGACATCTGCGAGCATATTGAATTTCTTCTGGAAGTCCGTAATCATAGACCGTGGCATAATATGTCTCCCATCCAGTCCCATGGCACACAGGACACTCACCATAATCTGACTGAGTTAGTTGGTTCTGGTTCATCTTTTATCGCCTCTTTTCTCGCATCATAGTTTCCGTCAAGGACCTTTGCCATGTTGGAATCACTGACCAACCAGTCAAATGTTGCTGACCAGTTGCGTTTATTTTTTCCCTTCAGGAAGTCGGAAGCCTCTGCCTTTTCAAACAAAGTCTGGAAGTCATCAAGAGTGTAACCTGTTTTCATTCTGGCATTTATAGCCTTCTTCCTTGCCTCAGACATCTTTACCAGGCGGGGATACGACCCACAAACGGAATTGTACAATTCACGAATCGTGGCATAGATGCTGTTTTCAGGAGTTCCACTCTCATAATCTCCTTTAGGAGATTTATTATATTCTTCCTTTCTTCCTTTCTTCCCTTCTTCTATTGTTGCCCATCGACTGCCATCTGGCTGCCCATCGACTGCCATTTGACTGCCACTTGACTGATACTGATTGTAGTTTTTTACTGTAATTACGCTAAATTTAGGGTGTCGGCTGACTGCCACCTCTCCGGTATTTTCCAGATGTTTCAGTGCAGTTCTCACGTTCTTTATTGTGAGTCCTGTTTCTGCCGCCATATTCTGCTGCGAAGTAACCAGTGAGCCTCTCGGCACTTCTGTTCCCTGGAAGCGGCTCGGCTTCCAGTTTGCCTTTAACAGGATATGCAGGAACAGTACCTTCGTATTGATGTCCGTGTACCATTCCCAATCAAGGATTTTTCTGCTGATCTTCACGTAGTCCATAACCAGCCTCCCATTCCCTGTATATCTTCATCCATTCATCAAACGGCATCGTAACCAGCCATTCACAATGGTTCTTCCTGTGGAAAACCGCCGGAAGTTCATCCGGTTTCCGATCCCTCTTCGACTGATCTACAGCCTCATATATATTTAGTTTTTCTCTTCTCTTCACTTCAATGTGAATTCCAGGAAGACCAACTACATCCGCATCTCCGTTGGACCCACAATACTGCTGCCCTCTTCTTGCCTTGTAACCATACCCGCGAAGGATACCGGCTACTTCTCTTTCTCCGACAGCCCCTTTACTTCTACTATTCATGCGTCTCCTTTCCCCCTCAGGAAGTTATAACAGGCCACTCACTGAGGGAAAATCGTGTGATATATCTATATGAATTTTAGTTGCACCCGTATTTTTTATATATAAGCTCTTTTGGATTCCATCCGGGATAGATACAACTCATGTATTTTTCGATATATGCCAGCATATCTGGTCGTAAACCTTTTACTCCATTATCTAGGAGCTGATGGTGGTATCTACATCCGGTAACTCCATTCTGTTCGATTCCAAGTCCACCCTGTGATCGGTTGACAATATGCATAATATCAAGCTGCTTATATTGGAAATCGGATGAAGAATGCATATAAAAACCAATCTGGCAAAATATGCATCCGTGATCTCTATCGAGAATTCTTTTGCGCGTTTTTGCATCAAACTGTAACGCTTTTGTTCTTTTGTTCATTTACACCACCTATCCCATACTGCTCAAAAAGCTTTCGTTTCTCAAATGGCGTCATAATCTCGCCGTCTGGTATTCCAGAATCCCTGCAATCTTGAATCAATCCACTAATCAAGCGTGCCATCTCCTCTGTGTCATATGTACTGGATCCTCTAAGAAGGACATACACTCTTTTAATTTCCCCATGCTTTGTGACCACTGTCTTTGGAAGCGGATTAAGATGATATTCCACCTTGTCCAAAACATCCCTTTCCGTTTCTTCTGTATCAGGAAGATAAACCGCAACCAGATTTCCGTCCACGTGTTCTATCTGGCCGTAACGACGTAACATGTAGTTATGAGCCTCGTTATTCGTCCAGCCGTGGACTTTAGCAAGTTTGGTAAGCAATACCCAGTAATACGCATTTGCATCTAAGGAACGCTTATCCCTGTGCTGCTTAAGGCGTATATCCAGTTTCTCATGCTTGATGAGTTCCATTACTTCCTGAGCATTTTCATTCAGTTCCACCTGTAAGCTCCACTTTCCGGTCACGAGATCTTTCGCCAGTGATTTGATTTTTCCTGTAAATTCCATTTACGCACCACAATTTTGTTTGAAGTAGTTCAAATTTTTAGGATCTGTTATCGCTTTGATATTTCCAATAGTCAACTGGCTAATAGATGTCAGCTTATATGCTTCAAGAATCTTCTTCTCATTCAGAGCGTTCTTATTCAAGTATGATCTGAGTCCAGATATATCAGTACTTGACACTTCGGAAGAACTGTCATCTGCCCGATCATACTTGGTATGGCTTTCTTTCCAGTAAACATCTGCCCCAATACCAAGATTCTTGCATGCCACTGACAATGCATCCGTGGTTGCCATTTTGTAACACTCATCAGATACATAGACTCCGTTCCGTTCTTTTGTCGCCAACTTACTGCCGCCGGTTCCGGGAATTGCCTGTGACCACTCGCCCTCGTATTTGACGTACAGTTCAATCGCCACGAAAACACATATCTCATCACCAACAGTCTCCATCCATTTCTCAACTGTTTTGTAATACCAGCCAAGACCGCAGGGGCCGAACTGCTCCGTCAAGCACTTGATGCGCCACATCGGGTTGATGTCTGTAAAACCTTTCAACCGTCCTGCCGTAATAGCTCTTTGGGCATCTTTAGGAACTTCCCGAACCTTGTTATATAACTCAAGATTTTCCATAAGCCTCTCCTACTTGATCTGGATATTCTGCGAAGTTATCAGAGTAATTCCCGGAAACTTTTCTCCGGCTTTCAGTGCTGCCTTCAGACCGGCCTTGTCCGGCTTAGGCTCTGAATACTTAAGATATTCTTCTGGGACAGATGCACCCTCCGCAATATCCACGGAGCTACCACTTCTAAAAGAAATTGCTACTCTTGCAGACTTAAACTTTTCACCATCCAGATATCGGGAAAGATACTCTTTCAGTGATGCCGCTTTGCTTTCTGCGACTTTCTGCCTCTTGGCAAGATTTTCTTTTTCAGATTTCAGTGCTTCTGCATCTGACAAAAGATTTTTGATCCAGCAACCGATGTTCTCGATTTTCTGGTCTCTTTCCATCTGTAGAGATTCAAGCTTTTTGATATCTATGATTTCCCCTGTTTCCATATCTACGCAATTAAGGATTTCATTTTCGATTTCGTACAGATTCATTCTTATTTCCCTCTCTTTCTACTAATCTATAGTTGTTTGCTTGTCTTTTTATTGGCCCGGAATGTCTATGCGTAATGATTTCCAGGTATTCATCCTTTATATCTCCGTTGCCAGTGAAGTTCATAGCGGACACCTCCCGTTGATAAGCAGTTCCAAAAGGTATTTCTTCGCACCCTCAAAACTTCCAGCTTCGGACGGAAACTCGTAAAACTGGCACAATGAAAAATGTTTTACGATCTCCCCTGCATCATTAAATACATAAATATAAACTCTGGATATGTCGTCACACGCCGTATAGTCAAAATTCACATGCGCCGTTGTTTCACTTGAAACTCTCAGACACAAATCAAATATTTCTCTGATTTTCTCTTCGTTCATAATTTCCTCCTTGTATTGACTTTTGGTTTCTTTCCTTCTACAATGGAGAAGAAATATATTGTCTTGGATCCTTATTTGAGTTGCAGCTCTGAGGATCCTTTTTTAGTTGGCATGTCTAGCATGTCCATTCTTTCCACGTCCTTGCTATGTACACAGCTCCGATCAGTCCCAACGCTCCCATGATCTGGTCACGGCTGTTGTCCCAGGTCCAGAACGGAAGATACGTTGCTATCCCTCCAATCAGAATGGAGTCTATCCAATCTTTCATGTCAAAGCCTCCAAGATTTCCTCGTTAGGGAAGTTCAATCGAATAAAAATATGCCGCAGTTCCGGATATGTGAATGTTTCCGGCTTATTTCGCTTTTTACGGAAAGTGTTTTCTGCCATTCCGGTAATTGCTGCCATCTGTGCATCACTTACTCGCTCGGCCTCCATCCTTTTTGCAATATTGCCTTTCAAAAGGATGTATTTCTTTTGTTCTGTGGTATATCTGATTGCCACAGTCTTTCCTCCTTTCTTACTTGATAAACATCCATGCAGCGTTTGAAAAAATTAATGCAATCATGGTTACAATCC